TTTTCTGTAAAAATATTGCAAAAATCATTTTTCTTCATTGAAAAGAATGTATCATCGACTTTAAAAAATACCGTATCACCTAAAAATGATAATTTTTCTGGTTCCCATTTTAAAATAACATCCATGGGTATATTTTGCTCACCGATATTTGCAACGGCAACTAAAACTGATTTACTCATCTTTATTGTTTTTTTCTACTATTAATTTATCCAACTCTTCGTGTAATCTATTTACATAGACTTTTAATTGTGGATTTGATTCACCCAAACCTTCGTAAAACTTAATTAGGTTTTGAATATCAGTAATCATTTTATCATTTTCATCCATAAACTCTAATCTATTTTTTAACCTTTAGATAATACTGATAACCGTTGTCATTTTCTATACCATAGAAAGCCCATTTAAGTAAACCTTGTTTAACTTTATCAGTTATAGCATTTCTTTTAATTACATCACCAAAAGCTTTATGTCTTTCAAAGCTATTATCAGTAAATACTTTTTTATTATCCACCTTTTCAGTTGGTATCATTTCTGATAAAACTTTTTCAACCTTTTTATTTATTGTTTTTGATGATTTTGCTCTAACCTTAGGTTCCTCAGTTTTAACGATAGGTTCAGATTCAACTTTAACCCGTCTCTTAGCCATGTATTATCTAATTAATTCGTTTAACCTAGCTTCCAATATATTCAACCTTTTATCAATTTCAGAAACCGCTTTTTGATTTTCTGGTGACATATTTATACCAGCATTTTGTGCTTTTATCTTTGATTTTTCCCTATTTAATTTATCACCCTCAGCAATAATCGCCTCATACATCAGCGCCTTCTCTTGATTTGTCATACTTTTCTTTTAATAATTTATCAACAACTTCCGTTAATATTGTTGATTTATCCCAATAACCCAATTTATGAGCCTCATTAATTAATTTTATTAAACCACCACTTATTAGTTCAAGGTCTTGATTTAATAATTCAGATTCCAATTCCCTATCAGTTGGTGCTTCTTGGTTTGGCTTACCTATTCTTATTTCATTACCAACCCTATCTGAGTCGTAATCCAAAAATATCATATTTTTCATATTTACAAATATAACAATAAAAAAATAAAAAATCAACCACATAAGTTGATTATTACACTAATATAAATATTTATTTATAAATTTAATGTTATGGCAAAAGCAAGTAAAAGTTCAAATGTATCCTCTTTCTTAAAAAGAGCAAATAAAAAGAGACCTGGGATTCATTCAAAAAGTAAGACTTCTAAATTAAAATCTTCTAAGAACTACAAGAAACGAAATGTTGGACAAGGGGGGTAAAAATGTCACATATTGATATATGTGACATTCTTATTATTTATTTGGTTTAGGTTACTTGATATTCAAGAAGGTTCCGTTCCCACCAGCAACAGTGCTTGGTAACTTACCATCCCATTTTTGGGCTTTTAAGAACTCGACATACAATGGTGATATTTCCTTTTGTTTTAATTTAGTAGCCAAAGCATATGCTTGTGCATCAATAACTACTTTAGCTGAATCACCTTTAGCTTTTGCTATTTTTTCTTGAGCTTCAGCCTCAGCTACCAATTTTCTTTGCATTGCAGCTTGTGCTTCTTGAACAGCTTTAGTTTTTGATTCAATAGCTTGTTGCAATGATGTTGGTGGTATAATGTTTGTTCTTAACTGACTAACTATAAACCATTTAGACAGTCGTTTATTACACTCAGTAATAATTGCAGATTCGAATTCTTCACGTTTATTGAATACCGCATCAACTTCCCATTTATTAGCCACATCATTAACAGATGATACAATAGCATTCATTAACCAACCTTGTTCGATTTGTTTAATATCCAACCTTAGGTTTTCAAACATATCACCAATTGCGGTAGGTTTAAGTGAATAGTTAAAACTGGGTTTAATTATTGCGGCAAATCCACCCTTTGTTATTACAGTTTGGTCACTGTATTCAATATGTTGTTGGAATGTTGGGAATTCTAACATTTGTTCAACCCACGTATTATACATTACCCAACCTGTTTTGTATTCATAATTAGATACACCTCTGTTGTTACCAGTTAGTTTAACTTTGATGCCAACATGTCCAGCGTCAACACGTTCAATAGCAAATGGTTGTATTGCACCAATTACTAGTCCGATAAATATGATTCCCAATACCTTTGCTAATTTTGTAAAATCAGCACGTTTATCACCATATTTATCTTCTGTACTCAACCCAGTTTTTAGGGCTGTTAAAATAGCTGAAATAGTGAATAACACTACAATGATTCCTGATATCATAATTCTAATTTATTATTAATTGTTTTTAATGTTCGTTTAATTATATACCAAGTTAAATAAATAACTACAATTGTACTTGGTAACAATATGTAGTTTGAAACTTCTCTAGATACTGCGTATTCACCATAGTAATAAAGAGTCAACATGTACAGAACAATTTCTGCTGGTAGTCTAATGTTTTTTAACATAATTTTTTTGATTTTAATTAATAAAAAAGGGTCAAAATTACTTTTTTTTACATGCTACCATTACACCATACACCCTAGGTCCCCTATCAGATGCAGTTGGATTCGAACCAACACCCCTTGTTTAACATACAAATTTAGAAATAAATTGCTGTAGTAATTTTTTAATCCCTTTGGTTTGAGGACTATATCTTTATTTAGTTTCTACAATGTTGTAGGTACCTTCAATTACACCCCAAGAAGATTCTTCATGGAACTGGTAAGTTTCAGCAATATCATCTGAGTGCATTGGTCTAGTTAAATACCAGACTTCGGTTTCTTTCCAAGTTACAGTAACAAGTTTTACACCCTTTGGTAGGTTGATTGTACCTTCACCACCAAAATTTTTAACTCTTGAATTTTCAGTACAGCTAAGAAGTAATAGTGGTAATAAAAATAAAACTTTTTTCATTTGTTTTTTTTAATTTAAACAAAGATACATGTAATATTTTAAATGTGCAAGTTTTTTATTGTGTTTTTTTGATTTTTTTAACTGGTGCATACGTGTCAACAATTATATCAGCTACATCCTCTAAAAATTTTTGTCTATTTTCTCTAGTTATTTTACCACTATATTTTTCTTCGATGTCCTTAATTAAATTGGTGACTGCGATTTCTTTATCTCTGGATAATATTTCTTTATAGTCCAAAACATCCACAAGGTTCATAAACCAATAACCATCGATAAATTGTAACCTACTCATTATTTCATCTTGTGTGGTTGAAAAATCACAACCAACGCATGCAATCTGTGGTTTCCATTCGTCAAAAACCTCAATACTATCATCACCAGTTGGTTTATAAATACCGTCCGAATTTTCAAGTCCAGCTTTTTCCCATAATGGTATTTCACTACCACCCATATTAACCATTATATTTGGTATTACCATGTCCAAATCACCAACGTCTGATGGGAAATATTTTGAGTCTCTTTTATTTAATTCAGCAATCAAATCTGGATATAAATATAACCTGGATGAACCAGCAATAAAATATAGCCTTTGTTCTGGTTTTATATCAAATTTATCGAATACTAATGTGTTTGCTTTTGAAAGTAAATTTCTCAAACCATTTGACAATTCCTCATCTATAGGATTATTTTGACTTAATAATTCACTAAGTCTGTTCCAAACATTATTTTCATTAATGGCTTCTTCGTAAATTTCGAATAATTTCATATTAATAAATATCTATATAAAATGAAATGGATTATCAAATTGTACAACTAGTCGGACTCGAACCGACACGCATATTTCAGCACCAATTTCTAAAACTGACGGGTCTACCTATTCCCCCATAGTTGCATTTCTATAATTTATCTCCTTTAATCTTTTTTAATAATGATTTAATAAATTTTAATTTATTCTCATTTTTGGTTTGTTTTTTAATATTCCTAAATTTATTGTAAGAACCTTCATAAGTTCCACTTAATACTACTTTAGTATCTCCTCTTTCCATAATCTTAATATTTTGAGGCACTGATATGAATCGAACATATATAAAAGGTTTTGCAGACCTTCACCTAACCAATCGGTCACAATGCCATATAATAAAAAACCCGAAGATAATAATCTCTTCGGGTTTTGTTTATTTATTAATACGATAATAAAATCAAAAGCTACACCCGAAGTTAATAGTCAACAATAGTAAGCATTGTGTAAGAACAAGTATGTTGCTGATTTTAATCATTATTTTATAGTTTTTTAATTAAATATACGCAAATATACTATAATATATGATTTTTGTCAAGTTTTTAACAAAAAAATATTATTTTATTTACATAATTATAATATTTTCCTATATTTTAGCAATGGGTAAGGTTTATCTTATAGCTAATGAGGAATGGACTCAATTCAAGATTGGTATTTCAACCAGGGAGTTGGATAAAAGAATCAATGCTTTGAAAACTGGAAATGGTTCTGAAATTAGTTTAGTTAAATCATTTGATACTATACACCATAGAAAGGTTGAGAAATGGATGCACAACAAATATAATTCTAAAAGACTTGTTGGTGAATGGTTTGCTCTAGGTGATGATGATATAATTAATTTTATATCAGATTGTCAAAAAGCACATGATACTTTTCAATGCTTAATTGATGGTGGTAATCCATTTATTTAATCATCATAATCATTATCAGAATCATCTTGCATCGCTTTAAGGTTTGCTAATTCAACACTAACTCTTTTTATTTGTTCATTTAGCAATCTAATATCATCAAGTTTTTCACTAAATAATTCGTAAGATTCATTAATAAGTTTCAATTCATTGTCTGTCAAATCATCAACACTTACTGTTATCTTACCAGCTAATAACTTAATGTATTTATCTTTAAGCGAGTCCATAAAATTCTTTCCTAATCTTAATTAATAAATCATTAACTAGATTTGGGTCCACTTTATTAGGTAAATTAGATTCATTAAATATCCTGTCCATTTCTTCAATTGCTATATCCGCACCTTTGATTAATGTTTCCAAGTCAAGTTGACCTCTTCTAATTGCTAATAGGTATTCCCTATCTGGTCTCCTAACAATTATACCTTTGCCCTCACCAATTTCTTGAGCCATTCTAATAAGTCTCATGCAATGCATCATGTTCTTACCATCAATTCGTTGGCCATGTTCTTGTGTTTCAACATATCTAGCCTCATTACGGTTTTCCAACCATTCTTGATACTCCCTATAATCCTTGCAGTGCATAGTGTAACCATCTTTATTGTAAATGATGTTACAAATAGGGGTTTCACCCTTAGGTATACTTGAAAGGCGTAGTTGGTTTGATTCAGCCGCATTTACCCCTTCACCAGTTTTAACTAACCCTTTATAGCCAAACCCCATTGGTTGTCCTAATTCTTTTTTTAGTGTAATCAAAAGATTTCTACTTGATTCTGAAACATTTTCAGAAAACATTTCTCTAGCAACTTTATCATAATAAACAGCATAAATATCTCTAGCATTTGGAACATTAACAACTCCACAGAATTTTTCTTCAAATCCTTGTTCAGAATTCCACACTTTCCATGGAATTGACTTTTCACCTTCAATTACATAAACAAAGTCCAATACATCTTTACGTGTGACTTTATCTTTTTCCCAGTTCTGTTTTTTATCAAGACCTTTCGCTTTCTTTATTTGCTGTCTAGCATAACCACCAAATGAATCTTTACAAATCTTTGTAATGAATTCATCTTTATGTTCAATAATTAAATCAAACAATGGGTGTTTACTCACAATACAATCTTCTGGACTATTAAGTAATTCAAGGACAGTTGGGTTATTGCTGCCCATAAGTTCTAAGAAACGTCTAATCTCCCAACCAACATAATCTTTGTTGACATTGATTTGTTCAACATACCCAGTACCTAAGATATAATCTTGTGGTAAAATATATACAAACTTTTTGTCAATATCTGATGTTGGTGTTTGAGTACCATATGCTTGTGAACCCACAATGGTTTCAAATAAGATTAACCCATTTTCAACAAGAAATTCATGTGTGATTTGTTTCATTTTTTAATTTTCGATAACATCTTCACCGATTTTAAAAATTTTATTAAAAAATCTATTCCAATAAGAATAAACAGGTAGTAGTACAACCCAACTTATTATCATAGCTGGGATAAAAACGTATAATTCATTATCCTTTGTGTTGAATGCAACGAGTAATGCTGTAAACCCAATTGTTGTTATGATTGTCGTAATTAAAATAACTAGAACATTATATAAAACCTTTTTCATTTTTTTAATTTTTAATTAATTGTTATGATGCAAAGATATGTTATATTTTTTAAAAAACAAAATTTTAATCCCACCAACGTTCAATTTCAGATTCCATAATTTTAAAAATAAGTTTTCTACAACGGTCTTGGTTTTCATTTGCAATTTCCATTGCAATTTCTTTTTTATCCTTGTCTTCAATGGGTCTACCGTATCTATTTATTTCACCAGACATAACTCTTTTATATTGGCGAGGATACTTTTTAAAGTAATCATCAAAGTTTTCAGAAATTAAAGTGTCTTCCATTGTGAACCATTTTTCAGTTTCATCTGTAGGAATAAAATCGTATTTGGTATTATGATAATCCATGTATTCCATATCATAGAAATCATCTTGTTGTAATTTGATTAATTTTGAAACCAATCTCATTTTTTCAACATCCGTTTTTGCTCTTGTGTGGAAATCCCTATCACCAATATATTTCGCTTGATGTTCTAGTTTGACACGGATAATTTCATAGATATAATAACTGTCCCAATCCCTATCTTTCCAAATAGTCGGGAGCCATCTAAAAAGGTTTTTAATACCTCTAACAAAATCTTTATGGTAATAACGACCTTCAAATTTCCACCACAATTTTATCTTATACAACATATCAACTTATTATTTATACAAATATAGTAATTATATTTTATTTAATCAAAAAAATCACAAATATAATTTAATTTTTTTTTAAATAAAGAGTAATTATCAAATTAATTAAATATTTATTATAAAACTTAAATATTATGAAATGGTATCAAAAATTTGGAAACTGGATTAAAGGATTATTTAAAGATGAGAAAGGTACTCCATCATCAAAAAGATTTGTAGGAATTATTTGTGGTCTTACACTTTGTATAACACTATATGTTAATCAATACACACATGGTGATATTAAACCATCTGATAAATTAGTTGATGCTGTAGCATTATTGGCATTTGGTTGCTTGGGTTTAGCTTCGGTTGATAAAATCTGGGGTAAAAAGGGTGGTGATTCTGATAACACTGATAACCCAGAAGTTAACTAATTAATTTTTTTCTGAAGCATATTTAACACCCATTATTGTTCCAACAATACTAAATGCGTTGGTTAATAGTATCCCAACAATATTGCTCCATGTTGAGCCAATAATTGCGGTGTCTTTATTCATAACTAAAGAAAATACAAATACCCCTGTGGTTATAATTCCAACACTGATTATAACCCACAGGGCTACTTTGACTATAGTACCTATTAGTTCATATTGGGTTTTCTTTTGAGCTAATTCCAAATCATTTTCAGCTACTGCTTTAGCATTTTCAGCTTCATTTTTAGCTATTTCTGCTTCTATTCTAGCTTTATCTGATTCTTCTTTTGCTTGTACCGCTTCAACCCTAGCAGATTCCGCTTCTATTCTAGCAGTTTCTACCTCATCCATTGCTGATTCGGTATTTTTTAATGATTCAACTAATTCCTCTTGAATTCTAATATTCTCTTTTTTCCAACTAATTAATTCTGAGTTTTGTTTTTGAATTTGTCTGGTGATTTCTAACCTTTTTTTTCTAGTTTCACTGTCCCTTTCTATACATGACTTTATATATTCACCAAAATCGGTATCGTCTTCAACCTCTATAAGTTTTAAAATATTACCTTCAAGCTGAACTCTTTTGGATTTTTGTAAATCTAATAATTCTTTTTTTATATCATCATTTAATTTAATCATTTATATATTTTAAAAGGTGCCGTTCTATTTTTATAACCATCATAATCTTTTCTAAACTCTTCTAATCTTGGTTCTATGTCGTCAGATTTAATAATCCAAAACTGAGCTCCAGCTTGAATTGCTTTTGATTGTTCTTCTGATTCGTTAGATGATGATATTATTCCTATGACAACATTGTTACCGTATTGAAAGTTTATTCTCCTAATCAATTCTATACCATCAAAAGAACTACCAATGATATTTAAATCAACAAAAACACATTCTGGTTTACTTTCTGTGTCATTCGTTTCGAACCATTTTTTAAACATTTTTTCTGCCTCATCTGCACTGTTTATTGAATTTAAAGATAAGCTAATATCTAATAAGGAGCATGAGTCCTCAAACACTAGATGAAATAAATCTTCATCATCCACTAATAAAATTGAATCTATCATTTTTTTAATTATTTTATATTTATTTTCATTTTGGTGCCGATATTATTTTTTTCACAAGAAATATCAAAACCATGCTCATTTAAAATTGCTATACATATATTAAGACCTAGACCACTACCAGTTTCTTTTTGACCTTCTTTTCTAACATATGGTTTTGATAAATTTTCAAAATCATCCTGTGTTAGACCCCTACCATTATCTTGAACAATAATATCACCATTTTCAATATATACATGTACATATTTGGTGTCATTATCGTTATACTTCAAACCATTTCTAATTAGATTATCAATTGCTGTACAAAATAATGATTCATTAACATCAATAGTTACAAGCTCATCAATTTTAACTTGTGACTTATATGATGTTGTTCCAAGATAATTTTCAAGAATTTGTTTCAAATCACATTCTGTTTTATTTAAAACAACATCTTTTTTAACAAGGTTTGTAAATTCAAAAACACCCTTATAAACTTTTTGAGTGTGTAATAAACCCTCTTTTAACATTTTTAATGGAGCTTCAAGTTTTAAATCACTAATTACATCATCTGTTAATCTTCTTTCTAATGATGACACCCCTCTAGGTATATAAGTATTAATTCCAGAATGCATATCATGTCTTAATATTTTTGCCGCATGTTCTAAATAGGTATTTTGTTTTTGTATCTGTTTTGTGTTTTCAATAATTTCAGTAATATCTCTAGCAATTTTTAAAACCCTATATGGTTCACCATCATTATTTATAATTGGGTTATAGGTTGCACTAAGATGTATTGGTGTTCCGTCTTTTTTCTTCCTAATTATTTCACCACTATAGAAAATACCACTCCTTAATGTTTTCCAAAAAATGTCATATTCTTTTGAATTCTTATATTCATCAAAAATAAATATACTATGGTGTTTTCCTTTTAGTTCTTCCATAGTATATCCCATTGCATCTAAAAAAGAATTATTTGCAAAAGAAATAAACCCATCCATATCAAATTCAATAACTGGGCTTGAGCGGTTAATTGCATCCATTCTATTTTTTAACTCAAGTTCTTTATTTAAAACTTTTTTTGTTAAATCACCACTTTCCTTTGCTGAATAAGAAAACGAATAAATAGTTGAAAGTAATTGAGCAAAATGGACTTCAATTTTATCCCAATTTCTCTGTGCATAACTTTCAATACAAATAACACCAATTAGTTCGTTCTTATATAATATGGGAACATCTAACATTGATTTTATACCTAATGGTTTTAAATATGTTTCAGTGAAACAAGATGTTGATGGGTGTGTTTCCGCATCGTTCGCAACTATAGTGGGATTTTCTATTAAAGCATCAAAATATGACTTAAAATCAGATTCAAATAATTCAATATTTTGATAAAATTGATTTTCTGACCTCACATATAACTGCTCACATATAATTGATTTTTTATCTTTACCGTATAACCATATAGATGCTCTATCCGCATTAATTGATTCAACAACCTGTTTTGTTAATATCTTTGCACCCTCACTAGTTTTACCTTCTTGGAACAATGGATTCCTGGATTCAAATATTAAAGTTTTCATTAATATATCAAACTTTTCAATCTTTTGTATTAAATCGGTCATTTTATGTAAATTTGTAACATTATTAAAACAATAATGCGGACTGTTATTTTATAAATAAATAGTCCGCATTACCAGTAAATACTACACAATCTGATATTTTTTTGTAATCACCTCATATAAACATTTTTATATAGATTGTGCAAATATATTGAGTGGTCAATACACATTTCTTTTGCCTTCATTACACCAGGTTCAAAAATATCATCAGTAAAATCAACAGCCCTACCAATGGTCATGTGTAATTCAAAAAATGGTTTACCCAATCCAAGTTCTTCTCTTATTGATTGTAAAGTATCTTTATGTTCATTTGGTATGTTAAACCACCAGTGATAGTCACTCTTTGGTTCAGATGAATCTGTTTTTGGTGTTAATTCTATTACAATCTCAATTTCTTTACCACACCACTTTTGTTTAACCAATTCCCAATCATCATTCATATCTGATGCTCGGTCATTTATAAAGGTAACATGCGCACCTCTTATTGGTTTATGCAATTTAAGATTAAATCTTTTTTTTAAAAACCAACCATAATATTCACAAACATCACCACCAATTAAAACCATAGCAACCTTTTTCCAAGATGATTGTTTGGAATGTTTATTTGTTCGGTCCTCTGGGTCAAAAATAATTTGACCAGTTAGTCTAACAAGATTAGTTTGCCAATTTGAATTTTGATAAGAATTCTCTGAGAAATGCATTTTTTGGTCCTCCAATTTTGTCAATCCAGTTTTCATAATTATTTGCGTTTCTTTCTTCCAACTCTTTTAATTTCTTTTCACTAGGTTTTGTTTTTGACCATGGTAACATCTCCTTTTCAAAATTAGGGTAATTAACCTTATCAAAAACCCTTTCATTAACTAAAAATACAATACCAGTTAATGTATCATTTAAATCTGGCTCGTAAAATTCAGCAAACAAAATACCATTCTGATATAATAAATCCCTATGTTTTTGCATTGAACCATACCATTTATCCCCAATATTTTCATTTGTTGTACCACCATTCAATACAATGAATGTTTTATCATTTTTTCTCCATTTATTAAAACCAACTTTATTAGCTTCAATTATTTTAGTATCAAAAATGACACTACTCATATCTGATTTACCATCAATCATTAAATTATTATATTCTTGAACAGCATGACCATATTGAATTGATGATTGTATTGAACTGATGTTATATGGTACCAAACCATAAAGTCTATATTCTAAATAAGGTTCAGTTTTTCTAGGTTGTGAATTTGGTTTAACAGTACATTTTGATATTAATTCTAAAAATTTAGACCTAGAAATTAACCTCTCAAAAAATGAAATTTCATTTGAATCATAAAAATCACCATTCCACCACTCATTTAAATCAAGTGGTCTTATGTTATATTCAACACACCATTCATATGCAGTTTTAACATCATCCATATTTTTTTATTTTAATTTAAAACTGTCTGGTATCGTCAACAAACAAAGTTGGGTTTGCTTCAATCCAATCTATAATAGGTTTTTGTATCATCGATAAATGACCTTGCCTATATAATACATCAGCAACAATATGAAATTCTTCACCTAATTTAAATTGTAATGGTTGTGGAACACCTTTAAGGTTAACTTCCATAGGTTTTTTTAATCTAAATACCTTATTTACATATTTTACTCTACTCA